TCATGTCCAGGAGCGCGTCTGCGTCCCTGGCAAAGACGCCGGAGCCGGATGCTCTGTCCATGGATGCCTTGCCGCCCTGAGCGCCCTTGCTGTGATGGTGCGCGTAGATGACGGAGGCGCCGGTGTTTGCGATCTTGTCGATAGCGTTGCAGAACAGCGTCACCTGTTCCGCTGCATTTTCGTCGCCGATGCCCAGCTTGTAGGTCGGGTCGAGAATGACGGCGACATATTTTTTGCCGGAGATTGTCCGGTTGATCTGCGGGACCATTTTGTCGAGGCGCTCAATCTTGCCGCGTAAGTGCACGATGTCGATGTTGTCCAGGTGTCTGTTCTTGATGCCCTGCGCTTCATACACCTTTTTGACGCGGTCATCAAAGGACGCCTCATCAAGCTCCATGTTCAGATACAGCACCCGGCCCTGTTTGCACCGGAACCCGAACCAGCGCCGCCCCTCCGCGATGGAGATTGCGAGCTCGATCAGCGCAAAGGTCTTCCCGGCCTTGCTGGAGGATACCAGCAGCATCTTGTGACCCTGTCTGAGGATGCCTTCTATCAGCTCCGGTTTCAGCGGCGGCATATCGTCCCAGATCTCCGCGAGGTTCACCACCTTCAGCGGGTCCACCATCTCATCCTCGATGTAGTGCTGCCACTCGACATAGTCACTGAGGCCCATGTTCCTGCCGACGATGTATTGCCATTTTTCGCCGCGCCGGAATCCAGGCATTCGGCTGAGGCGCGACGGGTTCTTATCCTGGGTGTCGACCTTAAGCCCTTTGCGTCTGCAAACGGTGTAAAGGTAGTCCACCCGCTCCTGATACTGCTTGTAGTCCACGGCCCCGATGTTCACGATGGCATGGAGGCTTTTGCTCCCGCTGTGAACCAGCACTTTTATCGGCAGTTTCAGGTCCTGCAGGATGGCATATTGCGTATCGATGTCCTGCTCATCGCTCTCAACAAGGGCGTACCGGTAACTGGTTACGTTGCTGTTCTTCCGGCCTTCGCCGTCCATGGGGTTGAAGCACACCCACACTCCGGACTCCGGGTTTATCGTGCCGAAGGTGTCCACGATGGGCGACGGCCCGGAGCTCAGGCTGTCAAGCAGCTGCTTGGCTGTCCGGCTTGCCGATCCGCCGAAGGGCCGGTACTTGCCGTCCTCATCCTTGGACGCGGTGACCACTACGCAGACCTTTTCTTCCGGCTCAAAGACCGCGGAGAGATAGTCTGTAATGTCCTTGAGCGGGTTATAGTCTTCCTGTGTCTGCGGCACAGAGATGACGGTATCTTCATGGTGCCATCCGACGCCCGGCTCATCGTCCACCGTGATGAGGTCATCCCATCCGTAGGTCTTCATGCTTGGAGGCGTCCAGCCCCATTCCTCCGCCATGTGGTACACCGTGCCCATGGTCACCTTGTTGTCGCTGTTGCCGAATGTTCGCCATTTCGCCTCGCATTCCCCGGCGTGATAGCGCTTGTCTGCCTTGCTCCATTCGTCCCAGAGGGAACAGGGAAGGCCCTCCTGATGGAGAGCCATCCCCACGTTCACCCATTCCTGGTAGTTGCACTGACTGGCCGGGATCGCGGAGAGCATATCCTTAACTTGAGAAGCGTCAGTCACATCAGAACGCCCCCTCGAACTTCTTCTTCGGAGCCTGTTCTTCTTTGTCGAAGAACTTCTTGATCTTATTGGACTTCTTCTTCTCGCCGTCCTTGCCATCGTATTCGTCGACATAGATCTGGCACCGGCCGCGCTCGCCGTCGCAGTGCGCGAGCTTGCGCCATGCGATGGGCTCGCCGTGTTTCTTCAGCCCGATGGAGCGGAGGAACGCCGCGGCCTTCCACTGCAGTCGCTCAAGCAGATAGATATTCTCGACGCACAGCGTCTTGCCCAGGTCTCCGCCGTCGATGCGGAGGAACACCTTGGCCATATTGCACGGAGGCAGCTTGGAGGAACCGTCAAACCACGCCTGTTCGGTCTTGATCACCTCAAAGTCATAGTTCCCGTCCGGGAGCATCACGGACTCTTCGCCGCTGTATTCGCCGTCGTCTACGATTTCATCGTCCCAGCCGATAACCTTGTTCTCTTCATTAGCCATAATTTATCCTCTCTTTCTCCCTCAGAAGGGCAGTCCATTAAATTCGCTGTCTACCAGTTTGCCGACCTGATCCCAAGCGCCGATGAGAGCGCCCTGGATGAACTCGCTGTCATAGTCCCGCGGCATCACGTCGCCGTCGTAGTATCCGCGCCGTGCACACACGGCCTGGAGTGCCAGAGGGTCCGGCACGCCGATGCCCAGCATCTGCTGCCAGACCTTGTCCAGAAGTTTGTCCTTGTCCGGGTCTTCGCTCTTCATACTGTCCGGGCGCTCCGTTATCTCCGGTTTTTTCGCCTCCTTCTTTTTCGTGGTCGCGCCGATCCCCGGCACCGTCCCGCCTGTCGTAACCTCGACCGCTTTGGGCGGAGGCTGTATAGGCTGTTTTTCCGGCTCAGCGACATGCACCTCAGCGACCGCCGGGGCTTCGCTGAACAGGTGGGCGATCTGTTCGAACTCGAATGGCATCTCATCCGGCAGCCCGAAGCGGTTCTTCGCGTCCCAGCACGCGTTGTGCGTAGCGTACATGACGCGCTTCTGACCGCCCTTGCCCTTGGTCTTGCCGTCGGACGTCTTGACGATGTCCGTCCGGTAGTTCACAAACAGCAGCATGTCCACCCACTCTTTTATCAGCGGCGCGATGTTTTTCTCGTTGAGCTTCAGCATGTACCGGTCATATGAGCCCATTTCATCCGGCAGCTCAAACTTTTTGATAATGCTGTGGCATACCAGAACCACGTTCACGCCCTTGGCTACGACCTGATCGAGCAGGGCGAGCAGCTCTTTTACCCGGTCCTTGGCCAGTACGTATCCCTTGCCGTAGGCGATGTCTTCAATGCTGTCGATTTTCTTTTTCTCGCAGACAGCGGCAAAGACCAGGCGCTCCAGCCAGTCCATGGTATCAATGGCCACCGTGCCGAAGCTGTCCGGGTTATCGATGACGTACTGGACCTGGTTCAGCACATCCTGGAATGTCTTCGGCTGATCGAACCGCGCCACGTCCATGTGGCTCGTGGAGCCCTCCGTGTCGATAAACACGACGCCGGGGAACTTGCTTGTGAAGGTGGTCTTGCCGACGCCCTCCGTGCCGTAGAGCCCGACCTTAATGGCCGTTTTCTTAGGCCCCCTCGTAATATTCATTAACTGATTCCTCCTCATACTTATGTCTCATCCTGTCCGCCTCATGCCACTCAACCAGCGCCTCCGGCGAGTGCCAGTAGCTCTTGAGCAGCGTGGCCATGTTGCACGGTTCCGGTTCCGGGTTCGGCCTGGCCACCAGTTCGCATCCGGCAGCCCATGGGCAGGTATCTCTGCAGTCCATCAGCACGCCCCCCTCACAGCCGGTTCAGCGGGCAGGTATCGCAGCGCTCGCTAAGCAGATGTTCTTCAGCTTCTTCGACGTCCTTGTAAATCCCGCAGTAGTTGTCGAACCACTTGCAATAGCTGTTACAGATGCCGTCCTTAACTTCTTGGATGATGTCCGTGACGGATAGCTTGGAATCCTCATTCATATCAATCACTCCTATGCTGTTTTAATGGTCCAGATGATAAACGCCAGGGCGATCAGCGCCCACACGTACCAGGGCATTCAGCATCACTCCTTGTGTAAAAAAGGATAAGTTTCAGCAAGTTTCATTCCGCAGATTTCTCACCGTTTTCGTCGCTGATACCTCGGAGGATATCCAACGATTCTTCATCATTTTTTAACAGATCCATGATCCGCTGCTTCTGCTCCTTGAGTGGTCTCACGACGTTGTTTTCCATCACTATTTCCAAGTCTTTGAGAGCATTAATCAACATTCATCTTCCGCTCCTTATATGAACTTGTTCCTTTTTGGAACAAATTCCAGCCTTACCTCTTCTACGCATTCCGCTCCTTATGCGAACTACCGAGATTTATTCGGTAGTTCGTTTCGCTTCTATCAGATCAAGTATGTTCTGTGCCCGTTCAGTAGCCTCGCTGAATCCAATTTGTCCAAGCGGATGACAAATGCCGACCCACTCATCCAGTTGCTCTTTGATGGCTCCATACAATCCATTTTCTTTTATTTGTTGCTTACACCATTCTCTGTGTTCTGCTGGCGTGATTTCGACAATTTTAAACTCTCTCATATTTCGCATTCCTCCTAAAATGTGTGTCATATCGGATTCCCGCTCTCATCGTATCCGAGCATGTGCATCTGGGCTGCCCAGTTCTGCCTGGCCATCTCCCGGCGCTGTTTCTCTGAGCTCTCCTGCTTTTCGCTCACGATCGGGCATTTCTCCGGCCGTTCCTCTGCATACTCATTGACCAGATATCTGGCCGTGATGTCCTCCGCCGGTTCGCGCAGCACCAGCGCCCTGTCCCTGGCCTCCATGGCATTGCACATCATCAGGCCTTCATAATTGCCGCTCTGAATCCAGTAGGACAGCGGACAGTCCGCGCAGTTCTCCGGCATCGGAATATCAATCGTAATCATTTATCTGTACCTCTTGTATGCGTTCTTCGTGGTCTCATTGTCCAGCACAACGTATTGCATCGTTGTATCCAGCTTTTCATGGCCAAGGATGGCGGCCACTTCCTGGATGGGCATCCCGTGCTTTGTCAGGTTGGTGGCCAGCGTCCGCCGGAACTTGTGCGGATGCACATGCTCGACGCCCGCGGCCTCGGCCACGCGATTGAGCATGGCCCGCACGCCGCCGGCCTGAAGCCGTTCCCCGTGCTGGCCGATGAAAAGCGCCTTGCAGTTATCCGTCCGTTCGTCCAGGTATTCCCGCAGCAACATCCCGGCCACCGGATCCAGATAAACCATTCGCTCCTTGTCGCCCTTGCCGTGCACCACACATTCAAGGTTCTGCAGATCCACCTGATCCCGATCCAGCTCCACGGCCTCGCTGATCCGGCATCCGGTGGCGCCCAGGAATGTGACAATCGCCCGATCCCTGGCGTTCCCGCATGTCGATTTCAGCAGCTCCACGTCCACTTCACTGTAAATCTGTTTCTGTTTCTTCGGTTTCTTAATCGTTCCCAGATTGGCCGTCGGGTCGCGTTCGATGAGGCTTTCCCGTTGCAGCCAATGGAAATAGGCGCTGAAGATGGCCCGGTATCCTTCCAGCGTCCCGTCGCAGATCCCGCGATCCTTTTCGCTGGCGATGTATCCGCGCAGGTGATAGACCGTGATCCGCCTGGTGCTTACCCTGGCATACTGCATCATCCGTTCGATGATGTACCGATACCGGTCAATGGTCTTGACGCTCCGTCCCTGCACCCGCATTGCGGCCAGGAAGCTTTCCAGCAGGTCGTCTTCCTGGTCCTCCGCCAGCTGGGCCTTCTCCTCAACCTCGAATCCTTCCATCACGTCGGCCACGATCCGCAGCGCCATGTTCATCTGATCCGCGATCATCTCCGCCGACATGCGTTTTTCCAGTTGGCTCAGTAAACCGGCTTTGTCCTGGTATCCCATTCCGGTTCATCCTCTCTCTGTTCGTTTCATCAGCTCCCTGGCCTCTGCCTTGAGGCAGTGCCGGAGCTCCAGCACGCTGACCGGATGGCTGCCGTCTTCCAGGGTGATATGCTTCAGCATGTCGACCAGCTCTTCGTCCGAACTCCGCATCATGAGCCAGAGGATCGTCCCCTTAAGTTGCTTTGGCATCATATTTGTGATATGCTTAGTCGTACTACATCACCCCTTTTGCTGCCGGACATTCTGGATCCTCTCCCAGAGGTTCGGCTTTTTTGTTGCCTCGTGCCGGGCCTTATAGCCGGGCACCTCCGGGCCGCCGAAGACCGGCATCCTGTCCAGCGCCATCATAGCGGCGGTAAATGCCGGATGCGGTTGCTGGACATCGAGCCGGTACGTCACCACCTGGCCGTCGGCCATGGCCACCTTGATCAGATCAGGATACTGTCCGTCATGCTCCCAGATAGGGGAGACATCGGCCAGTGGCCGTATTTTCGATTCTTTGCCGTCTGTGAGGCGTTCCACGTTTATCCCTCCTCTCATTCACCAGAGGACGCCAGACGCGCAGACAAAGGCAAAAAACAGCAGCATTGGCACCAATACGGAGACCAGGCGATAGATATCGCGGGCGAACAGCTCGTCCTCCGTCATCCGCACCCAGATCACATGCCCCATTGCTGTTTTCACCCGCTTCATCGGCCAACCGTCTTTTGTCCTCTTCATGGTGTTCAGTCCTTTCTCAGTCACAGCTCGTGCCGGTGCGAATGATCACATCGCTACCGGCGAATTGAATCGAGTAGATGCCATACCCGCACGCCCAGCAGGTGCCGATGCCGTCGCACCGGTCGTCGAGGATCCGGATGAGCGTGTCGCGCAGGTCGGCATAGGCCATGCTCCCAAGCTCGTGCAGCTCCGCATCCGTGAACCCGGAGATGCGGTGGAGCGTCTGGCCATACAGCACGCGGTCGTCACGGATCTTCAGTTTCATCGTCTTCCGCCTCCGTTTTCCAGACGTCGGAGAGATCGTTAACCAGTGAGATGATGCCGCAGACGGCAGCGACCTTTTCTGCGTCGTCCCAGTCAACGTCGTGGATGGCCCATTTGATGTTCGCCATGGCGCACCGATAAACGGTGCCGGTTGCTTCCTGCTTGTAGATCAGATCATTTGCGCTCATTGTTCTCCCTCCATTCCTGATAGGCCCGTTCATTCTCCGGATCAGCGAAGAATGCCAGGGCCGCGTCCAGTAGCTTCTCAGCGGTGGCCTCATAGCGAGGCTTTACCGGCGCCATCGTGACTTCTGTCACAGCGATTTCAGCGGCCATCAGTCCGCCTCCATCCCTAACCAGTGCCGCTTGCATACGTTGCACTGGATCTCGGACGGGCACCCCTCGATCTCCAGCGCCTCCGGGTCATCCGCGGCTTCAAACGGACAGGCGATCATCCGGAGCGCCTCCTCGGAAACCTGGCCCGGCGTCACGTACCGGGGATAAACTCCGCCCAGCTCGTTAATGAGCTTCTGCAGGTTGGTTCGCATGTTCTGCCTCCTCTCTTTGTGCTTGTCTCAGGTCTGACCTTCGAAGTGTCTAAAAAGACACTCAGTCGTTAAAAAAAATCAACGTAGTCATGTGGTCGTCCAAGTCCAGAATGCGCCGAATTGCGCAGATTTCGCCCTGGTTGAACTCAGTACTGCCGCCGATTTTTCGGAACCATGACGTTTTGCTGATTCCGATCTCCGCGCAGATCTGGTCTACGCTCATTCCTTTTCTGACCATTTGCGCCTTAAGCTCTTTGCTATTCATGTGTCGCCCTCCTCTCTCCGATGTCTGGCATCGGCTACGAGGTCTGCGGTGCAGGCCACGTCTGCCGGTGTCAGGCATACTCGCGAAGCGTGTCAATCTTATTCAGGAGATTATGTCCGATATCATGGTGCTCCATGTTGAACCTTTCTCCGTCATTGTCTCCGGTTCTTCTGCATTCGATGGCCTTGCATGTATGCTTGAGGTTCTTGTCGCACAGTGCCTTGCGGATATAAAGCATTTCGTCCTCTGTGATGTTCAGCGTGTAGTTTTTCATTGTGTTTGCCCTCCTCTTTCTTGCCGGGGAATTGAGGCTCCCCGGCTGGCCTTGTTCGCTTCATTTGTTTGCCGGAATGCTGCTGCAGAACGCAGCCGCCGCCTTGATTGTGCGGAAGGTGTGGAACTCGCGCCACCCGCGGCCCTCGCGTACATTTACATGATATACGCCGCGGCTTCCGATCATTCTTTGGATTTCGAACCCGTTGACCACCTTAACTGTTTCGTACATTGTGTTTGTCCTCCTTATTTCGCATTGTGTCCTTCAGGACACTGACTATTATAGTGTCTAAAAGGACACCTGTCAACCCCTTTTTGAAATTATTTGTTGCAAAAATGACACAAACAGATTATAATAAGAATCCCAAAGGGAGAGGAGGATTAAAATGTGCGATGTATCAAAAAAGATTTACAACAAGAGGAAAGAGCTCGGTTTGACACTTGAAGAAGTTGGGCAAGCTGTCGGTGTCGGAAAATCTACCGTCCGAAAATGGGAAACAGGCATGATAAAAAACATGGGACGTGACAAGGTATCAAAGCTTGCGAAAGTTTTAAACATTCCTGCAACAGAACTGGTCCCTGGCGGGCCTGAAGAAGATTTCACTGAGGAGGAAATAGAACTAATCCGGTTGTATCGCATGGCAGAAGATAGCGCAAAGGAATATGCAAAAGAAATGCTTGTGAACCATCCGAAAAAAGATTCCGAAGCGTCGGCAATCTAATTTATATAAAATAGGAGGTGCTAATATGTTTTCAGCAATCGCAACTGTGGCCGTCATTGCCTGGGTCATTAATCACCAGGTTGAAACCGTCATCATTGTCGCTGCCTTTGTTTTTCTTGTCTACCGTTTCGTCACCCGCGATTCCAGGCAGGCGAAAAAAGCACAACGTGAAGCGCAGGAGCGATCAAAGGCCAAAGCTGCACAATCTGCTCTTGTGAAAGCGGCTGCTTCGCGATCTTCTGTCGCGCCCGCCCCAGTCGCTGCTCCGGTACAGCAATCTCAGAGTAAAACAATTAATATTCCATCTGAAGTCGATGGAATGACTATGGCTTATCATTATGGCGATGTAAAGCTTGAAGATCCAACAGCCATGATTCATAACGTTTCGGACGGATCAGTGCTCACATTGGAAGATGACGGTGCCCGCGTTCGCGTTCTTGTTGGCGCTATTCATATTGGGTATCTCCCGAACAACCGTCTTTCTGGCATGGTTCGCGATTGGCAGCGGGACAAAAAGCCGATCCGCGCTTATCTGCTGGATGCTTCCGCTCCGCAGCCTATTATCTTCCTTGGTTTCTATGATGATGTGCTTAAGAAGTTCCTCTCTCGTAATCCAGAAGCGAAAAAATTTAAGCTTGCCGGCAGGCCAGAAGATCTTGCTTTTTACTCCGTCGGCCAAAAGTGCGAGATTGAGCAGAATCCAGAAACCGGGGAATATAATGTACTTGTTGATGGCTCAGTTATCGGCAGACTTCCTTCTTCCGCTGTCACATACGCTTCGACTATTGAGCCTGATCCAGATATGCTCGATGCCGTTATTGCCTCCGTTGATTATGATGTCGAAAAAGATCGTGACATTATTACTGTCTATCTCGCCTGATTGTAGGAGGTCTCATGAAAAAGCCGACTGCCCCAACGTGCAATCCGAAGACCGCTGTGGCCTACGCCCGATATTCCTCCGCCGGCCAGCGGGATGTCTCCATTGAGCAGCAGCTTGCGGACATTCGGGCCTATGCCAAGCGGGAGGGCTACGCGCTGGTCTACGAATACGCCGACCGGGCCAAGTCCGGGTTCAGCCACATGGAAAAGCGGAGTGAGTTCAACCGGATGCTCTCCGCAGCCAAGGCCCACAAGTTTGACACCGTCATCATTTGGAAAACGGACCGATTTGCCAGGAATAGGGAAGACGCTGCCGTCTGCAAGGGTCAGCTCAAGCGCTGCGGAGTCCGTGTGGTCAGCGCCATGGAGCCGATCCCGGATGGCTCCGCTGGGATCCTCCTGGAGTCCATGCTGGAGGCGACCGCGGAATGGTATTCCAAGGCTCTGTCAGAAAACGTGATCCGCGGCCTCCACGACAACGCCCGCCGGTGCCTCTGGAACGGCAACCGGGTATTCGGGTATGATCATGCCCAGGATGGCACATACATCATCAATGAGGCGGAGGCGGCCACCGTGCGCCAGATTTACTCCTGGTATCGCGCCGGATGCTCCGCGGCGAACATCGCGTCCCGGCTGAACAGCACCGGCATCCCGAACGCCCGCGGCCACAAATGGACGCTCTCCGGCGTGCTGAATGCCGTCGGCAATGAGCGGTACCTGGGGATTTACATCTGGGGCGACCACCGGACGGAAGGCGGCATGCCGGCAATCATCAGCCAGACCGAATTTGAGGAGGCTCAGAAAATGCGGAAGAAAACAGCCAGGCACTACGAAACCGGCGCCGTCGAATATCTCCTGACCGGCAAAGCTTTTTGCGGTCACTGCGGAGCGGCCATGGTGGGGGACTGCGGCACATCCAAAACCGGGGCCCGGCATTATTACTACACCTGCCAGGCCCACAAAGCCCGCAAGGGCTGCGACAAACACAGCGTCCCAAAACAGTACCTGGAAGACCTTATTATTAATTTCATCATGGACCGTGTTCTCACGGAGGCGGAGATGGAGCGCATGGCCGACACGCTCATGGCCCAGCAGCAGAAACGCATGGCGGACTCTCCGCTGCCGGCGCTGGAGGCGGAACTGAAGGAAACCACCGACCAGATCGACGCCATCAATGATGCCATCGCGCATCGGATCTGGAGCAGCTCCACAGCGGTCAAGCTGAAATCCCTGGAGGAACGCGCCGACGATCTCCGGGAGCATATCGGGGCGCTGCAGTATTCAGAGGCCCAGATGCTCGACCGGGGCCGGGTGCTGTTTTTCCTCCGCCGGTTTGCCAACGGAGATCGAAACGACCCGCTGCACCGGGAATTTATCATCCGGTCATTTGTGAATGCCGTCTATGTGTTCGACGATCACCTTAAACTGGTTGTCAATGAGGTGGAAGGCAACGCCAGGATCCCGCTGGAGGCCCTCCCGCCAGATGATAAAAGTTCGGATAGCGAACCGGATGCCCTGCCATTTAGGTTATATCCGAACTCTGCAATATCCGTTTTCCGGATAGAGCTGCAGAAAAAAAGAGCCTGAGGCGTTTGCCCCAGGCTTTTTGTTATTCGTTATCTGCGGGAGGTTTCTGCTCCTGGTTATACTTGACGGTGCTGATGCCAAGCAGAGCGCCCAAGAACATGCACACAGCTGCAGCGGT